TTCCACCAAACTTTGCACTATCAGTCTGTTTGCTCATTCAATCCTCATTTAAGCTGCCGCTTTCGCGGGATAGGTTAATCAGGATGATCTCTTGCCTGATACTCAATACTCCCTGGACTTGGAACGCTTCACAAATCCCGTCTCGTCAAGGTATTTCTCCCTGTCACGATGACTATGGAACCCAAGTCGTCCCTGTGCGTCTACCTCGATGTGCGGCCAGCGTCTCCTGTGTTCCTCTGTCTGAGACGGACTGATCGCCAATGACTCACTCCAAAACGTGCGAGCAAGTTCTGCCCCTCGTATGGCGAACGGCATATCACTTACCCTTTCCCTTATGTAAATGCTCTTTGACCTTTTTCTTTAGGTGATCGGTCCACTTGGTTTTCTCAGGAAGGTTTTTAGGACTCTGGCCGGACACGTATTCTTTGGCCTTAGACGCAGACAATCCGGGTTTCTTTATGCTCCCGTGCGCCACACCCTCCATGAACCGAAATTGCGCTTTACTGACCGCTGGCATTAGGCACCACCTTCTTTTTCTTGCCCATCAGACGATCTAACTCGTTCTGACTTAGGCCCGCGTCATTAAGTCCGGCCACAGTCGAATCCGCCGGTTCCTGTACAGGCGTCTCGGCTTGTGGCGGCTGTACTCGTTGTTGTGTCTTCTGCTGTTGTGGAGCTTGCGACGGTTTTCGTTTAGCAAGCGCCCCCTTAACTGCCCATTTCAAATCACTAACCCAACTCATCAGATTCCCTTTCCTGGTAAATTGCCTCCCCCGCCGCCTTTCATGGCGGCTTGCATGATGCCCGCCAGGTCTTGGGGTTGCTGGTTTATTGGATTCGCGCTAAAGTTCCTTGCGCCAGGATACCCCCCGTTCTGCAAGATACCCGCCATGCCGCCGCCTGCTTTGCCTTCGGGTGGCGGACCCATTGCCTGCATCAACTGCAAACGGCTCTGAAACTCAGGATCATTAAACCAGTCCTGAACGTAATCAGACAAGTCCAACTGATCCGCCGTATCTGTAATCGCGCGTTGCAAGTTGAACGGTATGCCCATTTGCATCGCTTGAGCAGCCGCCGCGCACAACGCTGGGACTACATTGGTAGCGAACTGAACAATTCTCTGACTCGAAATAGTCGGGTCCAGTGGTGACATCGACTTCGGTTTTATCTTGAACGTAAAGTGAAAATGCTCGCCAAGACGTTGCGCCGGGGTCAAATGGATTGTTGCGCCCTGCATGATACCGTCTGGCATGTCACCCTTGTTCTTGCGAGCGATCAACGGCATATCGATCAGAGGATCGTAATGCAAGAACCATGCGATGTCCGAATTCACGTCAGAGGCAAACTCGTACACCATGTTGCGACTATCTTCCAACCCTACATTCGCATTCCCGTTCAATATCGTGGCCTGCGTCGCCGTGTCCGCGTTAGACGAAATCCCGGCCATCTGATCTGGGTTGCCGCTCATGTAGTTAAACCACGTTTGCGTGTTCTGCAACGACGTGTCTGTGCCGCGTTCAGCGCCAAGCGTCGAAAACAACTTAGCCGCGTCAGGATTACCAAAGATGATCTCGCTATCCTCGGCGTCCCTCATGTCCTCGGCCTGATCTGCCGCTGCTGGGTCGGCTACGAGGATCGTCTTCTGATTGGCCGCGCGTTCCATCTGCTTTCGCATGAGGCGATTTGCCAGAATGTGCAGGTCATACCATATACCAACCGGTGCTATAGGAAACGGGTTGCCGGGTACAGGTTGCGTCAAGGCCAGGTACCGATACGGTCCATTCTTGGGACCATAATAGTCCTGAATCTTGATATACTTGTCCGTTATCATGCGCTCAGGATCGGGTATAGTGATTATCGTATTGGCCCCCGGAACATAAACCTCCACGATGTCCACGTAGTCTTGCAATTCAGCCATCTGGTAATAGGACATGCCCCGCTGTGTGATGGAAGCAGCCCGTAGGCGCGGGTCCAACAACAGGGAACGTGGCAGTCGCGCGACCATGTCGTGATCGCAACTGTCATCGTCCAACAGTATTTGGCGAGGAACACGGGTTCGATGCCCGGTGAACGCGGCTTGTTCCAACGTCTTACACGTCGGGTCACAAACCCAATCATCGAAGTTCACGTTGTCCGCGTAAACCTGGCCGGGGTCAATGCGAATGTCTTGGAACTCAAGCAGGCTATCGGTAGCCGCGAGTCCGGTCTTAACAACGCCCATCGTGAAGAACGCATCGACCAGAGCACGGCGTATGATGGTTTTGAACTTGATCTTGTCATCTACCGTATCAATGGCCAAGCCGAGCATGTAGGCGTATTTCTTGTACTGGTCCACTTCAGTGGTTACTATATTCTGAGGGTTCTGCATGATGAGGGTCGGCACGATACACCGGATGGTATGGAATATCATGTTTACCGGCTCATCGCCTTCCATGCCAAACTCTTCACGGTAGTAGTGGCCAACGTACTGTCGCAGGAACAAAGCACGCGCGCGGGCGAATCGTCGCATTCGGAAGAAGCCGTCTTTGACGACTTGCTGTACCCGTCTCTCATCAACCACTTCCATTGTCAACTCCTGAAGTCAAAAGCTTTCTTCCAATTGCGCTTGTCCCGTTTCCGTTCGTCTTCAATACGCCGTTTACGCCAAGCCGCTGTATTCTTGGGCATGTTCAATCCCGTATCGTCGCCGCGCGGCATGTCGCTATCCTCCACCGTCAGCGCATCAGCGATAACACAGTCGCCGTGAGTCTTCTTGGCCGAAGAATCCTCCTCCACCAGTGCAGCCGGTCCAATGCCACCTTCAGGATAGTATATGTACTGGCGCGCCTCTTCCAGTGCAAACTTCGAGGGGTTTACGTATCCGCCGTGCGCCAACACGCGGTCATACTCTCGCAGGAGTTCTTCTTTCTCCCGGCGTCCCGACTGCCAGCCATAGCGGCGCGTGTCCTTTTCCTGGACACCGCCAACTCGTTTCGCCCGGTAGTAGAAGGGATAGTGGAACTTGCGCACGATCTGCCGTCCGAAGTCCCAACCTGGTCCGTTGTTCTCCCATTTGAGATACGGGAGTTTGGTCTTTCCGCCGATCCATATTGCCAGTGCGGCCACAATCCGGGCAAACTCATACGGCGGCGAATTGGCACTGCGCCACTCCGCAACCTTCATCTTTGTCTCACGACACTTGATAGACACCACAGAATTCGATGCCCCTTGTCCCTTGCTAACGTCTATGCCCAAGATGTAGGAACGCGACTGATCGAGACGACCGCTTATCAGGTTCGTCCACACGCGAAGGGGGCCTCGACCGTCCACTTTGCAGAAAATGGACTGCTGGTCTCCCCTTCGTATTATGTCTTCTATAGAGGCATCAGCAATAGACGGCCTGAACTCCACTGTATAGCGTTGTTTAGGTTCCGAGGCGAACAAGGCAACATGTTTATCAATGTTGGCCACAGAGAAGAACAAGTCACCACTATCCATGTCCTCAGCGTCGATTTCACGGGCCATTTCCTGTGGGGAACGAACCAGTTCCTCAGCGTCGTACCACGGTGATCGAATCTTCCACGCTTTGGTAAGCGCATCTTGTACCGCGTGTCGGTCTTTACCCTTTTCAGGATGCTCCCACCACATCAGAGAGAACACTTTGATCTGCCCGCTGTTCTTCCACTTCGAGTATTCCGTGCCCGGACCGGCCACCGTAGAATTAACAATGCGCATAAGGCCAGCATCACGAGTAGCGGATCGCATTTCGCGTCCGTGTTCAACTTTGGCAAACTCATCGAGTAGGATAACCAAACGCCTATCACCAGAAGCAGCGTGTTTCGTAGTCGATTCACCGTCTATGCAACTCCTATTCCAGGGGTTAATCAGGTGCATCTTAGTCCGGTTCTTCTGGCCGGGCGCGCAATCCGGCGGACACATCCACGAGGGAAGCCACTGGTTTATGTAGTCGTGTTTCTGAAAGAGCGCCTTCATGTTTCCCGACTGGTCTACGTATGGCTCTGTCCGTGACAATTCGAGTAGCTGGGCATTAGGACGGAACAACCACAACCAGTGTATAAACGCCAGGCAGCACCATGACGCGCCCATATCGCGCGACTTGTTACAGAGAATGTCCTCACCCGCCTCAAGGCAACGTTGAAGTTCAGCGAAAAAATCGTCTTGGATGTCCCAGGTAATGAACGGAACATCAGCGAAACTCGCCGCCCCGCGTCTACCCTGCGTGACCTCAAACTGGTGATAGGTCCAGCAGAAAGCGTTTACCCAGAACAGTAACGACGACGCCGAGGCATCCCAGAGTTCTGACTGCAATTCCCTATCATGCTCGGCGCGCTCTAACAGTTCGGCTCGCCACTTCAGATTACTCAACTCGCCTTTGGGAACTTCGTAACCCGTGATCGGGTCTTTCCACATGGCCGCTATGCGCGGAAACGGAGTCGCCAGGTGAGGCGCTGGTATGCCACCTGGGGCTTCGTTTGTCATGTCAGTTCTCCTCGTCTGTTACTGTCTTCGACATTTGAGTCATACGGCGTTGAACTTGATCCTGTACCTTGTTACTTCCGGGCTGTTTCTTAGCGCCCTCGTCGTCACCCGAACTCACCTTACCTTCCAGGCGGTCATAGATCAGAGCGATAAGCGCCTTATCTGGGGCCACAATCTTCTTGGTCATCGTGGCCTTGCCGTCTTTGTTCAACGACCGAATCTCTTCCTCATACCCAAATGCCAGTTTCCACATCAACCGGGCCAGTGCTTCGATCTTGGTGATCTGCCGGGACGAACCCTTGTCGTCAAACCCATTGGACTCGGTCTTCTCTTGGCCCACCTGGATCAAGTGGCGGGTTAGCGCCTGTCCGACTCGTATCTTCAACCCGTGTTCACTGATGTCTTTGTCCTCGGTCATTCCAACCTCCGAAGGTACCCATTACTTTAACCTCCGCAAATAACCCGAACCCCCGTTTACCAGACTCTCATAGTGCAACAGTGTGCAGTCGTCGGGAATCTGAATAAGGATGGTCTCGCCGGGTACGCATACCCACAGGATGTTGGCAGCAGTCGCCACAGTATCGATACCAAACAGGAACGTGTTGTTGGTCGCGGTCCCGCTGGACAAAGTCGCGGGCGAGTTCGTAAATATGTACGTTCCACCGGCTAATACGCCCTGCGTATGATCCCCGCCGGTAGATGAATCGGTCAGGGTGACTCCGGTGGCCGCAGTGGGATTTCCGCACAGAGGGTGCGGAGGAACCAGAATGTCCCCGTTGTCGCAGGTCTTTACAAGAATTCCCATCAGCTTAGACTCCTCTCCACCATTTGTCTGTTCTTTTGCTCGGTGGTACGCCGCTGTTTCAACTGCTCCACCATTTGCATCAACTCCGCCTGCGCCCGTTTCGGATTCATGGCGGTTACATATCTGCTCCTGAATTCCTCTCGCGTCATGTCTTTTGTTCTGATCGAATCGTAAATCTTGTCGATCTCATCCTTTGTCCGCTTCTGCCGTTTCTTTAGCATCGTACCCTCGCGGAAACTGAGGACTCAGGGACAATCAGGTACACTTGATCGTTATCATCAGAGTCTATCCATTCGACCTCGGCGGGATTGGGACGTAAGACAAAGTCACCGATCTGCAACTGATGAACATCCCCGCCAACGTCCATGACCTCGCAGAAATCGCTATCCTCAGCCGCCTTATCACTCAGGATGATCGCGCCCTTCTGTGTCACTTTGGGCAGCATCTTCAGAATCACGTTGTTCGTTAGAGCTTCGAGCTTAAACATTCTTAACTCCTCTTGCCAGAAGTCGGTTTACTTTGTCTTCGTAATAACGTTCTTTTACCTGTAGTTGTTCAGGAGTGTAATGCTTGTCTGATCCGCGCAGATACGCGGCAACGAGATCGTTCACTACATCCTGCCCGTGCATGTCCACCATGAACTTGTAATACCCAGGCCAATTGCCCTGGCGTTCACAGTTACAAAAGTAGCATTGCGCGTGTACCGTCTGTTCGTCCAACAGAACCGAATCGGATCGGCCCGGCATGAAATGTCCGGCTTGCAACTTGCCGAGGGGCAACACCTTGCCGCACGAGCAACACGCCCCATGAGTCAGGCTGCCAGTAGTCTTTAGGCAATCGCGCAGGCGTATGAACTTTGAGAACTGAACCCAGCACTTATTCTTGGCAGGTTTCTTCTTCAGGTGCCGCATCAGGAATTACCTCCGGGGCGGGCGTCAGTATCGCGTTAATGGTGCTCTTCAACTCCTCAACGGGCACCTTCTTATTCGCGGGTTCAACATCAACTCCCACGACCTTGCCCTCAGAGAATGTGACGCTCATAAGGGTCAGGCAGTTTCCCTTGACACACCGGCCACATCGGACGGTGGGCAGGTCCAGCAATCCATCAGGACTCGTCTTCAGGATTCTCACTACGCGATTGCCGCACTTGCCGCACTCAGCGGTCATGCGCACGCTGATAGTAGTCTTCGTTTCAATCTTGTTTGCCATTCACTTACCTTTCCCACAAATCTTCATCATAAGAAACGCGGCCAGTGCCCCACCCAATGCTACCACAACGATGTCACTCGCCCCGCCTTTACGTGCCAAATAAACGCCCAGCGTGATCCCGATGAGTTCGTCGCAGCATATCAGCGAGGCCAGCAATGCCGCGCGCCTGCAATCTTGAGCGTGATTCCGCAACAAAACCAAACCCCAAGTCAAGAACCCGGCGAACCCCAAAACCAATAGGCGGAGGGCGGTCTGAAACATCGCCCACCCCCTCTCTTAGAGACTCAGGCATTGCTCTTTCCTCACTTGATCCAAGAACTTCTGAATCGCAGACGCGGGTATGCAGAAGTCGTACCCAGGGCAACCGCCGATCAGGATTCCAATCAACCGGCCCCGCATGTCGAATACCGCGCCCCCGCTGCTTCCAGGTTCCGCTACGGCGTCGATCTGCGTCAGTCCCGATCCCAGGTTCTCCGTGTCCGCGTGTTTCCTCGAAACGATCCCGGTCGTTACCGTGTCCTGCATACCCAGCGGACTGCCTATATGCACAACCGCCTCACCCACAATGGTGTCTGCCAGGGTCATCCGAGGTTCCACAGTCTTGGTCTTTACGAACAGGAGCGCCATGTCGTTGCCATCCGGGCACAGGATCACTCCAACCACGTCATACTTGACTCCGCGCGTATCCACGACCCGCAAATCCTGCGCGCTCTCGGCTACATGCCGGGCCGTCAGGACCACATCATCAGCAACGAACACGCCTGATCCTGTCCACTCCGCGCTCTCCACCTTCACGGTCAGCGGCGTCATCTTCTCGGCCAGAACCGGCACCGTCATTGTGCCCGGCCCCAACATGAACGTGAACGCCAGCGCTCCGGCCAG